ATGCCGCACGATTCCCACGACAGAATATGCTATGAGTGCGAACAGGACACATATTTAGACCAAGAGCAGAAGTGGGGTGAAGAGCCGGCCGAAAGCGAATAGTAAAATATAAACCTTATCTACTGTTACACCTCCCCCAGAACCCGAGCGTTTTGATAAGGGCGCGAGGGAGGGGTAACAGTACCTACCACATGTTAAAAGAATTTAAAATCGTAGACGAGAAAAAGGGCGTGATGCGAATCACAACCGACGATGAAAGGTTTTACTTTAAACCCATTGTCAACCCGGAGACATCGGTTCCGGAATACAAACCATACCCATCAACAACTTGGGTCTGCAACACCGGGTATCCAAAATCAAGCTTCCTTTTAAAATGGCGAGAGGAAGTGGGAAGCCAAGAAGCCGACAGGAGAAAGAAAGAGGGCGGATCACGCGGGTCAAAGGTACATAACGCCTGCGAGGAATTGGACAAGGGCGAAACGATAGACATCAGGGAGTCCAAGTTTTTGAACCCGCACAACGGACAGATGGAGGACTTAAACGCCGAGGAGACATTAATGGTGCTTAATTACGCCAAATTCAGAAAGGAAAAAGACTGGCAAATGTTGGAAAGCGAAAAGGCACACTTCGGCGAAGTAACCGCCGGGACCATAGACAGAATATTCGCCGCGCCAAACGAAATGCTACCGGCCCTAAGGCAAATTTATATCCTCGACATAAAGACATCCAAAAATATTTCAAGGGAATACGAATTACAGATATCAGACTACTCCCACATGGATATAAACTGGAAAGGTCTGAACATAACCGAAGAGGAATGGAAAAATAGAAAGCTGGTTATTTTGAGGCTGGATTACGGCAAGGACAGAGGATACAAGCTGGACGAGGTGGAGGACTGCTATGACTTTTTTAGGACAGCGGTCTACCCGACATGGAAAGACATATACGGCGACACCCAGCCGAAACAATACGAACTGCCATTAATCATATCCATAAAAAAACCCGAGCCGGTAATGGTAAACTTCGCCGAGGCCGAGCCGAAAGGAAAGAAAGTAAAATCCAAATAGCATGGAAAACCAAACATTTGAGGATTTTTTAGAACAATGGTTTATCGACCTAAACCAAGTTGGCGGAGTACCGATAACTAAGGACAACTTTGAATATGCATACGACAAATGGCTCAGCGGAAAAGACACAGAGGAAATGATTGTATACGCCAACCTATACGGCAAAAGCCAATATTTAGCGGGCCAAGAAATAATATTAAAGAAATAAAACCATGGAAAAATCTAAAGAACTCGTAACACAAGCCGGCATCGTGCCGACACTAAAGCTGGCGACGCAAAGACCGGGAGGCGGAGTAAGCGCTACCGGACCACATACGGTAACGGTCATTAGCGAATCCTTAATCAACACAACGCAATACGAAACAGGAGAAAAGGTAGCCACCATGAGGTACTTTTTTGAGGAAGCCGGAGAGAAAAAACAATACGACGTAGAGGTTAAAGACAAGAACGGCAACCTACATTACTTAATCCAGAGAATGGCCGAATTTAAACCCGGCGACGTGCTGACAATGGAGTGCATCAGGAAAGGAGCGCGAAATTATATCTCAGTCCAAAAAGTCGACGAGGACATACCGGTGATAGAGGACGGTAGATCGGATTTTCAAAAACAAATAGAGGCATAAACAAAAGTGTTCCACGCTGATTCGGCCATGCGCCGGTCAGCGTGGGGATACATAACTTATCATGGCAAAACAAAGGGTCGTAAACGTCAAATTCTGGGACGATACCTATGTGATGAAGCTTGATCCAACAGAGAAACTATTATTTTTATATTTTTTAACCAATCCACTGACTAATATCTCGGGTGTTTATGAGATATCTTTGCGCAGGATTTCATTCGATACGGGGATAGATTCCGATATGGTTTTGAATATTTTTAAAAGGCTCGAGAACGACAAAAAAATAGTATACCGGGACGGCTGGGTTTACATAATCAACTTCATAAAAAATCAGGTAAACAGCCCATCGGTAGCCGAGGGCATACTAAGAGAGGTCTTAGCCGTACCATTGCCAATTTTAGAGCAATTTGATATAGCCTCCCCACATCTTGATACAGGGTGTGGCAGGGTGTGGAGAGGGTGGGGACAGGGTGGGGGGACAGTGGAAGGCGAGGGCGTACTTAACCTAACTAAACTTAACCTAACTAAACTAAACGCATTCGCTGATTCATTTTTAAAAGAAAAAAAGGAAAGAGGGGAGAAGAGGACGTACCGGGGACAGGAGATGAGGCAAAAGAATGGAAAGTGGTTTGTTATACCGAAAGAGGGGGGAGAATGGCTGGAATTCGACATGCGTGCTTGGAAAGATACCGAGGTAGTCAAATAATCTTAAAAGCAGCGTAAATAGCGTAAAAACATGAAAACAACAACGCGACAAACTATTCTTAATCTCTTACGGGAGAGGCAGGGGTGGGTACCGATTTGGTCTCTTGTGAACCAAAACACCGAGTGCGGATTTTTGCCGGTGGCCGCGCGTAGCCGGGCGCAGGAATTAGCCCAAGAGGGACTGGTCGAAAGAATCTACGGATCAAAGGATAATCCGATGGTATGCGGAAAATATAGCTGGTACAGGATTAAAAAGCCGATGATGGTGGCACCGGTGCTAAAGCCAGAAGCCAGAATATTAAGGCTAATTTAAAAAAAATAAATGGGGATTTTCTATTATCAGAACCCAAAAACGAGGGATTTAATAATTTATGACTCAGAGGAAAACGAGGCGATTGTTTTAACGAGGATGGTCAACATAAGAGTATTCAAAGACAACGATCCGATTGACGACTATCTGCAAGAAAAGTTTGGCACGCACCGTAAAATATCAGATGAAATAAAGACTAAGGTTGTCGAAGCCAAAGCATCCGGGAAAACAATAAAAGAAATAATAAAAGAATTTAATATATCCAAGGCTTCAATATTTGCAATATGCAAAGAGGGAGCGTGGAAAAAAGTATAATTAACACCGTATTAGTGAAAAAATAAACTAACGGTAAACATATGCCAAAATTTAATTGCTCGCAAAAATTAACAGATTTATTCGGCAGGCCGTTCCCAAAGACCAACCCGTCAAAGGAAGAGTACAGAGCCTTGGAATCGCACCCAAAGGTAAAAAACAGAATGGGACAGGACGTACTGGATCAGTCGTATCTGCCAGACGAAACGCTTGGTAATTTTTTAATCAGTTGCTTGGCCGCATACGAGCCGGAGACAAAGACGGACAACTTCTATATCCAGATAATCGCCGCCTCGTTGTTATCGGCTCAAGGAGAGGTGGAGTTAAAAGACATGTATTATAATTTCTTGCTTGAGGTGATGGATGAAGTAACGCAAAGGGTGGAAAAGGTAAAGAGAAGCACACCGGACGGCAAGCAGATAGAGGTTGACGAGGACAAGGGAATGTACATGCCATGGGCCGTAACAAAAGCCAAAATATTAATGGGAGAAACGCTCCCGGCAGAAGAAGAGAAATAAAAACATGAATATAATAACTATTATTCGCAAGTTGATTCTAAAAGAAAAGATAGCCCGGGAGAAAGAGGAAGCGGCATGGAAAATGCTAATAAACGTCAGGTCAGTCCGAGCCGAGATAGACGAGGATTTGAAAAATTATAAAATTAATACCGACTATTTGCAGGAGTTAACGGAAAGACTCGCAAAAATGAAAACAGATTTAGAGGGTATGAAGGGCGAGACATACGACAAACAAAGAGAGGACATTGACGCAACCAACGCGGAAATAAACGCTATTGACCAAAGAAACAAGGCTTTGATGAACGGAGAAAAGAACGCACAAGGGCAATGGGTAATCCCATCGATAGCATTGCGCCAACAGAGCGTGGTTTATACGACAAACGAAGCCAACAAGATGTTATACGAGGCTAAAAAAATAAGGCAGGCAAAAATATAAAACTATGAAAAAGAAACCATACGGAAAAGGGAAAGCAAATAGGCGAGGAAAAGGTATAAACTATCCTAAAAAAATTAAAAGACCAAGTTATGCTTAACCAAGAGGACTTTAAAAATTTTATTCAGTCAAAATACGGCGACCCGGCTATCATGCCGGACTATCGCAAGGAAGAAGTTTTTTTGGACTTATACGAAGCCTCGATGAAACTGTTTGAACTGGAATTTGGCATAGACATAAAGGTAATTAAAAAACTCGGAAATGTTAAAAATAAGTGACTATTTACTAACACTGCGAGACCTAATTGTAAAGCACAAATACGACGGATACGGACGACAGCAGGACCAGAGCAACTTCATAGACACGCAGTCGCCGGTTGATATGTTCATGGACGACTTTGTGATTAAGGACAAGGGGTGCGAGATCAGATTCCAAGGCATAGAGTATCCGATGACATCGTGGATTTCAGCCGACAAAGTGATTGAGCTGGCGAAGTTTAAAAGAATAATTCCGATGTTTGGCAGATTCCTTTTTGGTAAAGGAGAGTTTAAGAAAAAAAACATATTCCAAAAAATACTGATAGCGGTCTCGGCAATTTTATACAAAGAATATTTACTGCAATGGTTATGGTGGGCGTGGCGTGATTTGTATTTGCCCGAGAACAAATACAACCAGCCGGCAAGGGAAATGTATCAGGCCATAGCCGACGAGAAAGTCCGGGACATTGTTTGCGCCATACTGGAATACGACATGGCTTACCGGCTGAGGTTTCAGGACATAATGGCACAGTTAAACAAAGAGCAGTTTTTCAAAAACCCGAGAAAGGAAATAAGCAGGCTGTTTGATATTTTAACCGAGCGCGAACACGACGACAAAAACGACCCGATGTCTTTGCACCAGCGATGGAGTTTTATAAAGCTGGCTTTGAACATAGGGCTGATGCTAAGCCGGAAGCTGGTAAAACAGCTGACAGACATAGTGTGCAACTTAGATCTGCAAGTAATAGCACCGACAGAGTCCGACCAATATTGGATGTGCAGTCCGGCATACTGGGGAGGTTATAATTTTATGGGCATGACCACCGACGAGCGTAAAAAAAAGTTTAAAGAAATGTCATGAATATTTTTAGACGGATAAAAATATGGTGGGACAACTACTGGATTGAATACGAGAAGTGGTGGGACGGCTTAACACCTGAGGAAAAAATGTGGATTATAATGCTTAACCAGCGTAACAGATTTTTATGAAATTTATTTTTGAAGAGCTTAATTTAGTGCAGGTTTTAAAACTAATTGGAGGCGTGGTCGGCTTAGTTTTACTTTATTCAATTTATAAAAAAATATAACATGGCGGATATTTATTTAAGATGCGTAGACTGCCACGAGGAGTTTACGTTTACAACCGGAGAGCAGGAGTTTTACACCGACAAGGGCTACAACCAGCCAAAGAGATGCCCAACTTGCAGACGCAAGAAAAAAGAGCAGAGAGGCGCGCAAGAGGAAAAGCATTTGAACAACGGTAAGTGGTAATCACCGGCAGATCGTATTCTGCCGCCTATCCAGATAGCGTCTGCCGACCTGTCCCGGCGCAAGCCGGAGTGCGAGGCGAGAACGAAGCTTGCAGGGTCTGGGTAGGCGTGAGAATACAATTAACCTACCACAAATTAATGACAGAAAAAGACTTACGCGATTTTATAACAGATAAATTGGGACACCTCGGCTGGGTGTGCTGGTGGTCGCCAAGAGTTAAGTTTAGAAAGCAACAGGATATTTTTACAATGTGGGACGGAGTCGCCGCCAAAGGAAGCCAGACCAAATTTATACAGTTTACAACCAAGAGCAATAAGTCCAGCCACATAGCCAAGATAACCGCATTCAGAAACCTATATGATTTATCACACCCCGGAGAATTGTGGCTATACGACTCTAAAATAAAAGATTTTGAAATTATAAAACTATGAAAGCAGACCTTATAAAAAAAGAGGGTAAATACTATTTTTATTGGGAACTGCAAACCGAATCTGGCACGATATTCCAATGTCAGGAAATGAATTTAGAATTTGAGGAAAATATAAAAGAAGAATTAAAAAAAATTATATGCAAATACAAGAAGTAAAAATCAGCGACCTAAAGCCGTACGAAGCCAACGCGCGCACGCACCCGAAGTCGCAGATTGATTTGCTAAAGCGCAACATCATACGATTTGGTTTTACAACGCCCTGCCTGATTGACCAAAACAACGTAATCATTGCCGGACATGGCAGAGTAATGGCGGTTAAGGAAATGGGCTGGGAAACTGTACCATGCGTTGTGATTGACACGCTGACCGACGACGAGGTAAAAGCCTTGAGGTTGGCAGACAACCAACTTGGACTTTTGTCGGGGTGGGACGACAATTTATTGAAAGAGGAGTTAATATCTCTTGGGCCAGATACGGAGCTTTTAGACCTTACGGGATTTAACAAAGATTTGATTATGCCCAGTGATGAAGTTTCTGGCTTTATACCCGATGATTGCATTTGCCCGAACTGTGGCACTAAACATTTAAAAGAAAAAGAATTGTAAAATGGCTGGATACGGATATTTATTGCAGTCTTGCCAACAAAAGTATTATCAAAAAGTCCGCTGGTGGGAGTTGGCTAAATTGAAAGGCTTACCGGAGAAATGCGAATTTTGTGGTTCAACAGAAAATTTAACGATAGACCATAAATTACCAAAAAGCACTAATCCAAAAGCGAGAGGTTTGTTGGCGAATTATAGACTACTTTGTGCGAAGTGCAATGGAAGTAGAAGATATTGATATTATTATGTAGATGTGATAATATCAAGGTATGAAAACAAAAACACAATTAGTTTGCGAACAATGTAATAAAAAGTTTTATCCAATAAGTGGAAGTTTAAAACAAAGATTTTGTAGTAAAAAATGCGGATATGCTGGTAGAGAAACTGGCGGGAAAAAAGGAAAACATTATCCGCACCTGCAAAGAGCAGAGGTTAGAAAATGCCTTGTTTGTGGAAAAGAATTTAGAGCAGTAAAAGATTTTGGAAAGCGAAAACAAAAATACTGCTCGCATAAATGTTATGAGGTTATTTGGAAGCAAAGGATTGAGCCTAACATGGTTCGCACTGGTGCGACAAACGAAAAAAATCATTCTTGGAAAGGAGACAAGGTTGGTTATCATGGTTTGCATCATTGGATTTATAGAAATTTGGGAGCGCCTCAAAAATGTGAAATTTGCGGTGCGACTAAAAAGCAAAAATACGAATGGGCTAACAAAGACCACAAGTATAAGCGTAATTTAAAAGACTGGTTGAGGTTATGCACAACCTGCCACCGCAATTACGATTACAAACATAATTTAAAGAGAAATTATTAAACGCTGGGAGGACTTCACCCAGCAAAAAGCAATAAAACTATGAAAATACCAAAAAAATTAATTGTATTCACTGAGGAAGTTCTCAACAATGAAGAAAAAAGAATAATTGAAAGGGCGTTGGATAAATATATAGCCGAAGGGGAAGTATATTTAAAAGGTTCGATACCTAAAAGATGGATTGAAGGAGAAAGCAAAAAAATAAAAGAATTGCAAACCAAAATTTGGAAATTATAAATGCCTAAAACCAGCGATATCCAAAAAGAAATATACATGGCTAAGGTTAGGCAGATTATGGTGATGAGGGGAGCCAACATATCCGGCAATGACATTGCTAAGATTTTGGCGCAGAACGGAATAAACATATCGCACGACTACGCGATGAAGTTGCGCGATAAAATAATCGGCGAAAGAAAAAAGAGAGTTGACCGGAAGCTGGCGGCTCTGCACGTTTCAGATTTAGAAGATACAAACGAGGCGATAATTTCAAAGTGCTGGGACATAGCATCAGACCCGAAAGAAACCACGCATAACAAGTTAATGGCAATGTCTAAAATAGCCGACCTGAAAAAAGCAACGCTGGACGCGTTAATGGACTCTGGATTTTTTACAAGGAAGCTGGGCGAGACTACAACCACGCACGAACTAAACCCTGCGGTGACCGCGGCAATCAAGTGCTTAGAAATGCAATTTAAAGAAAGAGTAAAGCCGGTAATTTACGAGGAAGCAGTAATACACGAAACAAAAAAAGATGAACCAAAACCAGAACCAACAAATCCAAACGTCAGAGAGCTTGCCGGAGGCGGAAGCATTGATGACAAAGGACCTGCAATCGCTATGCGATAGCCAGTCGCGCCGAGCCACAGTAAAGCGATTGGGATTTTACGCCTTTTGTTTTATTTACCTGCCTCACCATTTTAATATCCCGGCGGCGGACTTTCATTGGACGCTGATGGAAGCTTTAGACGACCCGAGAATTTTGAGGCTGGAGATTATAGGTTTTAGAGGTTCGGCAAAGTCAACCATAGCCAGCTTGGCGTATCCGATTTACGAAGCATTGGAACACCCGGACATATACAGTTTTATTCTACCAGTTTCAGACACCGGAACGCAGTCAGCGACAAACATTGCCAACATAAAAAACGAACTGGAAAATAACGAATTAATAAAACAAGACTATGGTGTCACAAAAGAAATATCAAAAAAAGTTCCTAACCCGGAGCCAAGTTTGGAAAGCGATGAGGAGTGGCAAAGTAAAAATATGTTACTCTCTAACGGAGTGCGCATACTGGCGCGGTCTCGCGGACAAAAGGTTCGTGGTCTTAAGCATAGACAGCATCGCCCGAAGCTTATCATCGTAGACGACCCGGAGGATTTGGAATGGGTCAGGCAAAGCGAAAACCGAATTAAAACCGAAACGTGGTTAGACGGCGAAGTGCTGCCGAGCATAGACGAGCGCACCGGCAAACTTATTTTAATCGGGAACTACCTACACGATGACGCGTTAATGGCTCGTAAAAAGAAAAAGGGAATGTTTAGAGTTTTTGAGTTTCCGCTTATAGACCAGAAAACCAGACGATGCACATGGCCGGCAAAGTATCCGACAAAAGCGGTGCTGGATTTAAAACGAAAAGAGCTTGGCGAGACTGCGTGGAGCCGAGAAATGTTGCTGAAAGTTATCGCCGAGGAGGGACAGGATATTACAGAAAAAGACATACACTATTATGATAAACTTCCGCAGATTGGTTTGAATATGAGGCGACATGGCGTGGACTTGGCCATTTCAGAAAAACAAACCGCAGACTTTACCGCAATGGTTTCAGCCGATGTCTACGACGACCCGGACGACTACGGACATCCTAAAATATATATATTACCAAATCCATTTCATAAGCGCTGTCCGTTGCCCGATTTGGAAGCTATGATGCTGGCAAAACAAAGAAGCGGTGGCGGGCATATGTTTTATGTGGAAAAAGCCGGATATCAGGAAGTTGCCATACAGGACATGGAGCGGCATGGCATCGCAGTACAAAGAATGATACCGGGCGGAGACAAAGTGGCCCGCAGAAAGGTTATTGCAAAATATATTAAAAACGGCACAGTCAAATTCCCGGTGCATGGGTGCGAGGATTTAATTTCGGAGATGATTAACTTCGGGGTTGAAGCACACGACGATCTTAACGATGCCTGCGTTTATCTACTTCTGGGATTACAACAAGATGGTATTAACCTCCCGGAGGTGTGGTCTATTTAAAAAATATGGGAAGAAAACAATCAATAGAAACCAGAGAAAAAATAAGGCAGAAGTTGACTGGCAAGAAACAATCGGCTGAAACAATAGAAAAAAGAGTCAGCCATTTTAGAGGTGCTAATCATCCAAGATGGAAGGGTGGGGTTTCATTTAGATATAAAATTAAAAGTGCGCCAAGAAAAAAGCCGATGCAATGTGAAATTTGTGGAGCGATGGGAAAGATTTGTTACGATCACGACCATAAAACAGATAAATTCAGAGGTTGGATTTGCAGTAGATGTAATTTAGTCCTCGGGATGGTTAACGATAACAAAGAATTATTAAGTCAAATAATAGAATACTTAAAATGGAGCATATAAAATATTTTAGCACATTCACCGGCATCGGCGGATTCGAGCTGGGTATAGATTGGGCAACTAAAAATAAAGCGGAATGTATAGGTTACAGTGAAATAGACAAATACGCAATTCAAGTTTACGAAAAACATTTTAAACATAAAAATTATGGAGACATCACAAAAATCAAAGAAAAAGAATTGCCCGACTTCGACCTATTCTGTGGAGGCTTCCCTTGCCAATCCTTTTCTATCGCAGGTAAAAGACTTGGATTCGCCGACACCAGAGGAACTTTGTTTTTTGACATATGCCGGATACTCAAAGAAAAACGACCAAGATTGTTGTTACTGGAAAACGTCAAAGGGTTATTATCTCATGACAACGGAAACACTTTTAAAACCATCATCGCCACGCTTGCAGAACTGGGGTATGATTTGCAATGGCAAGTGCTTAACAGCAAGAATTTCGGAGTCCCACAAAATCGGGAAAGAGTGTTCATTGTCGGACATCTTAGAGCAACGCCCAGACCAAAAGTATTTCCTATCGGAAAAAGCAGTGAAGTTTTTAATGAAAAATCTAATAGGCAGACACAAACAGTACATCCATTGCGTGCCGGGTATAAAGCCGGGCAAGGAGGCAACGACTTCATACGAACAAACGAGCCGAGTATACAAAAAGTCAGGAATCTCTCCGACAGTAGCAACCGCAGGGGGGGGGTCGGCATATCCCACAAATATTAGACGATTAACACCGCTTGAGTGTGAACGCCTGCAAGGCTTCCCGGATGGCTGGACTGCACAAGGGACAGGGGGGGGTATTTCAGATACGCAACGCTACAAAATGTGCGGTAATGCAGTGACAGTAAACGTGATAAGAGAAATTGCAAAAAGATTATTATTTAGTGAGGATTTATACTAAAAATGAAAAAAATAAAACCATCTGATTTAGAAAAACAATGGGGAGAGGATTTAGAAAGACGTGGGGTGTTTGATAAGTGTGGAGAAACTCATTCTTGTTGTAACACGAGACTTGATAAAGAACGTGGCAACGCCAGATGTTGTTGGTGCTGTCCGCACGAGGGTTGTGACTTCTTAAAAAATCAAAATTTAGAGTTTCATAAAGTCTAAACATTTCCGTTTGGACAGTCCAAGGGTCTACACTTAATTAATAAATAGACATTGTATTCTCGGGTTAGGCTCTTACCCTTAGGGGGATGCCGCAAGGCAGGGATAATCTTTGAGAGCCTGCCTCGAAAATAGAAATTAACGGGAACATTGGGAGGTGATTTGGTGCGTTCTTAGTCGTTCCACCAATATCGCCCAATGGTCCGAACGACTATGCCTGGAGTAAAAGGTAAAAGTGGGGTTTATATCCATAATGCCAATCAAGGCTTCCAGAAAGGAAAGATTGGTAATAATCATCCTTGTTGGAAAGGAGACAATTGTGCGAATAAAACTAAACATGGATGGATTATAAATCATTTTGGTCATCCACAAAAATGCGAGGATTGTGGTCTATCGGGAGAGAAAATTAATGGTCGATGGAATATAGATTGGTCAAATGTGGACCACGAATATAGCAGAAATCCAAAGGATTATTCTGGAAGATGTAAGAAATGCCACGAAGAATACGATAGAAAATATAACGACAAATATGAACGAAATACCACAGTTAGTTAAAGAACTTTCAACGCCGGAAGAATTGAGAAACGCTGGCGACTTCGCATACGCGAAAGTAACGACAGCATTTAACGGACTAATGAATTGTATTGTCATGCGTTGTCCGTTTTGCGCCAATCCAATTTCAATGCCATTGTCGGCGAGTAAAATAAAAAGATTTTTTACAGCGATAGTTTATAAACTTTTAAACAGGCGCGGAGAACTGCTGACATTTAACAAACCATGTTTTTGCAGTTGCTGTTTGACTAAGTTTGAAATTATAAAAGGTGAAGTAAAAAGGTTAGAAAGTTAGACTGGGTTTCCGATATTTTGTCATGGGTCAGTGTGGTAGCTCTCATGGCAAAATATCGGGGACAACTACCACAACATACCACAGTATTAAAATACTTTGTCCTCTGACATCAACGTGGCAGATGTGGCAGAAACATTTTGGGAGAGGGCGGCAAACGCATTCAAAAGAGTAAGACCAATCCGCTCCGCTCACCATGGGCAAGATCACGCCAACCGGAACAAAGCCGGCAACGTAGAAAGTTACGGAATCTCCTTTGACCAAAGGGGAATGTTTGGTTTTAGAACAAAATCCAAGTCTAAATTGACTAAGGGTGTTTTGGGTTTTGATGTGGGAAATATTATAGGTAACGACCCATTGATGATTGTCCGCCCGGGCGCGTCAAAAAGCGTGAGCGCGATAAAGACAATGTCCAACATTAGAGGCTGGTCTTATGCGGCCATAAAAGCCATATCAGACGAAATCGCCTGCATTGAATTCAAAGTTTATCAAATACAAAAAAACAACAACCACGTTGAGCTGACAGAACATGAACTGCTCGACGTTTTGGAAGCCGGAAATCCTGAGCAAACAGGGCCAGAATTGCGATGGACGCTTGCAGGGCATTTGGAAGCAACTGGGAACGCTTTTGGTTTGATGACCGGAGTAAAAAGCTATAACGACAAGCCCGATGCAATTTATTTGTTAAATCCGGCGTTTGTGACGGTAGACTTAGACCAGACAATTTATCCATATGTTTTAAAAGGCTATCAATACGAAATTGATAATAGGAAATATTACTATCAGCCGTACGAAATAATACATTTTAAAACGCCGGACTTAAATAATCCGCACGAGGGCATAGGCACAATGCAAGCCATCGCCGAATGGATAGACAACGACAACTTTGCGATGGAATTCAACCGCCAGTTTTTTATTAACGGAGCGAACATGGACGGTGTATTTGAAACAGAATACACAACAGAGGAACAGATTTTAGCATTGAAAACAGGCTGGGAATCAAACCATCAGGGAGTGGAAAACGCGCATAAGACCGGCATTTTGCCAAAGGGAGTGTCGTGGAAGCAGACACAGTCGACAATGAAAGACATGGGATTTAAAGAACTCTTGGAAATGACCCGAGACAGAATCTTGGCTGGTTTTAGAGTTTCAAAAACTATTCTTGGCACAGCCGAATCAGACACTAACCGAGCCACAGCCGAAACCGCAGACTATGTTTTTGCTAAGAGAACCATAAAACCAAAGATGCAGATGATTTGCTCAACGCTGAACGAATTTTTGGCACCGCGATACGGAGACAACATTTACATTTCATTTAAAGACCCGACACCAGAGGACAGAGCTGCAGTCAACACCGAAATGCAAGCTGTCATGGGAAGCCAGCCGGTAATGTCGGTAAACGAGGCGAGAGAAAAGTATCAAGGCTTAGGCCCGATAGACGGCGGAGACGATGTAATGGTTGGGAACAATTTAGTGCCAGTTGGAACGCCACCGCCAGAATACGCACCTGCGCCTGCTTCAAAATCAGCAGAATCTATACAAAAGACTGTCAAACCTATGCAAAAAGCCGGTAAAGCTATACATACGCGAGCTGCGCAGAACTTTAAAGCCCGACAAACAATGCAGAAAAAAGCCGCTGATTTGCTTGTGGCTAAACTAAAGGAAATAAAATCAATCAAAAAGAAAGCATGGGGTGAAATGACCAAAGAGGAATATTACTATATTTGGAAAGATTTGGATAGCCGAATAGCAAAAAAAGAGCCGGAAGTCAAAAAAATACTCAAAGAACTTAACGCCAAACAGAAAAAGGAAGTTTTAGATAACATTGACGGGAAATTTTCAAAAACATTTAGAAAGGCAGGAATGCCAGACCCTTTTAATTTAAAAAGCTGGATAAAAATATCCATAGATGCATTAACACCAGTGCTTTCTGAGGTTTACAAAAACGAAGGCGAGATTGCCGGAGCAGGAGTGGGAAAGCCCGGAATAAATTTGTTAGAGGACGTTAACTCAAGGAATGCATTGGATGAAGCCATTTCATTAATGAGCGAATCATACAACCAGACAACGCTCGATCAATTAAAAGCCAAGCTGGGAGAAGCTATGCAGTCCGGAGCCAGCGTGCAACAGGCAACTGATTTGGTAAGCGGTATTTACGACTTAGCAGATACAACCAGGGCCGCAACAGTAGCCCAAACAGAACTATTCCGCGTAGCCAACATGGCCAGCAAGGAGTCATGGAAACAAGCCGGAGTTTTGGAAATGAAATGGCAAGCTTTTGATGATGATTTGACTTGTGAATTTTGCAAGGAAATGGACGGTAAAGTTGAATCAGTTGATAACAATTATTTAGATAACGGCGATGACTTCACCGGAGCGGACGGTGGAAAGCTCAATATCGATTACGCAGATGTTGGGTCGCCTCCTTTACATCCTAACTGCCGCTGTGGACTCCAGCCACAAGAAGTCCCTCAACCTGATTAATAATTAATTTTAAAAATATGAATACAAATTTATTCCAATTAACAAAAGAAGCCAAAGACGCTTTTATTAAAAAGATAACAGACGTAGTTTTTGAGAAAGCCATGTCGGATATTAAATCAGCAGACGGAACCGACACCGGAACGTTCCGCATGATTATATCCACCGAAAATTTGGACAGGCAAGGCGATACATTAAGCCTGAGTAATTTTGATCTGAACCATTACAATTCCCATCCGGTTGTTTTATGGGGGCATGATTATTTCAGTTTGCCGATTGGAATGACCGACAAAATTTCAGTTGAGAATGGGCAAATGATTGCCGAGGGAAAATTTGCGCCAACACCGGAAGCCCAAAAGATAAGGCAATACTACGAAGCGGGTATGCCAATGGCCGCCTCGGTTGGATTTATGCCATCAGAGTTTGATGAGAAAACCGGAGAGATAACCAAATACGAACTTTTGGAATGGTCAATGGTTGCCGTTCCGGCAAACGCAGACTGCGTAAGAGCCAGATCATTAAATTTAGATTTAGCCTACCTTACTACCAAAGGTATTAAATTTGTGGAAACCAAAATAACCGAAAAAACAGGAGAAATTGGCTCGCCATGCAATATGGACGATGGAACGCCCGGAGTAATGGCAGACCAAGGAGACGGCAAGTTGGTATGCGTTCCGGAATCCCAAAAAAGCAAAGACCCGGACGAGGATAAAGAGGATCAGGAAATAGTAAGCCCGGACCCCGATGAATTAAGGGAAATTTTAGACGGAGAATACGAGACCGAACACAACATGCATATGAACGGCATGAAAGCGATTGTTGAGGATTGTTATAAAGCAATTTCAGGACAAAAGAGTGTGGACGAACTGTCAGCAAAAGTAAAAGACGAATTTGAAAAGTGCTATAAAGCCATGGACACAGAGCATACAAGGCATAAAGATGCTCATAAGAAAATGATTGATGCGTATGCCGAAAAAATGGCATCGACCGGAACGCAGGACGATGTCTCAAAATCTTTGAAATCTATCTCCGATACACTGGAGAAAGTCTACGGTGCTGTCAGTGTAAAAACTGATGGTGACGGCGCAGGTGAGGGTGATGCCTCGGCTGCAAAAGGTCGCAACTCTGAAAGCATTGCCGATGAGAAGGCTATCGACAGCCTTGTATCATTGCGCAGAGTTTTAAGAGAAAAAGCAACAGAAATTAGCAATGAACTTGGTAGCGTTAATAAGGCTATTAAGGAAAAAGCTAATAAATAAATGGAAGTAACAGAAGAACAGATTAAAACATTAGCAGCAGAAGTCATCGATGGAATCATGGGTGATAAAGTTGCTAAGACAATCGGAACCGAAGTCGCATCTGCCGTCAAGAGCCAAGTTGAAAAAATGAGGTTTGAGAGAGCAGCATTTGGACGCGACGTATCTGGCTTAAACGAAAAGCAAAAATTAGATTTGTGCGAAGCAGCAAAATCAATTGCTTGGAATAGAGCCGTTACCAAATCCAACGAAGCCTTAATTGAACAGCAAGACAATCGCGGCGGATACTTAGTATCAGTCGAATTGGCAGCTGCCATTTTAAGAATTGCCGCATCTGTAGGAACAGTTTTGAGCCAAGCTCAAAAATGGACTATGAAAACAGATCAGTTAGGAATTCCTAACTACACTGGTTCATACCTAACAGGTGGTTATCTCGGAGTTGATGTTGCCGGTGTAATAACCGGATTGACATTTGGTCAAGCAACATTAATCGCCCAGAAATGGCAATTAGCATTCGCGGTCGGAAACGATTTATTGTCTGATGCATCCGTTAACCTTGCAGATTGGCTATTAGCAATCGCCGGAGAGGCGTTGGCTAACATGGTTGATCAACAGGGATTAATTGGAGGATCCGGCAATACTGCAAACGGAGTCGTTGTTGGTGGACCATTCGTTGGTATTCTCAAGAACGCCGCCGTTCCAACATTAACGTTGGACTCTGGCAAAACAAAATTCAGCAACTCCAATCCAACCACACCGGACGGATTTGAGGTTCTTGTTGACGGTTCAAGTGCAATCGGCCAATTAGAGGAATCTATTTTGGACGGTGCAGCTTTCTATACACATAGAACAGTCTGGGCATCTTGGAGAACTCAAAAAGATACAGCTGGAAATTATATTTTGCCTTATGCAGCGTGGGCTCCTGAAACCTTGAGCCAAGAAAAAGGCGGCGGTCCAGTAAAACCAGCCGGCTACATCTTGGGTTACCCTGTTTATACAAACCGCTGGTTGCCAACATTGCCAGCCGGCAATGGAGCATCAGCTTCAACTCAATTCGCAATCTTTGGAAACATGAAAGCCTTGGCTTTCGGTGACAGAGGCGATATGAGCATGGAAAAGTTTGTATCAGGAACTTTTGGTGGAAAGGAAATCGCCTTGGCAGATCAACAAGGTATTGTCTACAGACACAGACACGCCTTGGTTTTGGCTTTGCCAAAAGCATTCATCAACATTTCGACACACGCATAATTGTTGTTCGAGAGATTGTCCGGCTCATCACCGGATAATTCTCGGGTAATTATTAAGCGCTAACGGGAAGCCCGGCCCGTCCTTGCAACGATGCCTGTCAAGGCATAAAAAAGGTCGTCTGTGAGGGGTCTGATAAGACCTAAAGCCAATTAAAAAAACACAAAACCATGAAAAGCTTATACGAGAATGTGCAATTCAGCACATCAATTGATTGCCAATCAAACACAGGTTCTGAGATTGATGGCTCAGCCATCGACACAGTTGGTTTTAACACCGCTGTATTGAGGGTAAGAGTATCCGCCGCGTCGGGTTCTCCATCCCCATCAACAGTAGCCGTTAAGTTGCAAGAATGTGCAACATCAAACGGAAACTTCGCTGATGCATTAGATAACACAGGAGTTGTTATCGGAGGCACAGCAGCCATCACAGCAGCCGCAGGAGCTGACCTTGAGGCCAGAATCGAGGGATTAAACAACCTCAACCGAAAGAGATATTTGAGGGTAGTAGCCACCCCGACATTTGTCGGAGGTACAACACCAGCCTGTATCGTTTTTGGTGAAATAGTATTAGGCAGAGGCTTCGAGCTTCCATCCGTTACTGCTAACAGCAATACTTAGTTTTCTTGTGAAACATACGAAGCATAAAATTAACCTTACGCTTCGTATCTCACACCTTTACTCGTAAGGTTGGGTGTGAAATACGGAGAGAAAATAAAATGCCAACAGGAACTCCGAAAAATGGAATCAATAAAGGGTGGTTTAAAAAAGGGTGTAAGGGCGCTTGGCTCGATGGTCGCCCAGCTATAAAAGGAGAAAAAAATCCACATTGGAAAGGAGATAACGCCGGATATGTTGCAATTCATGCATGGGTAGCCAGATGGAAAGGCAGACCAAAAATTTGTGAAGTTTGTGGAAACCCATCGAATAACGTTCAATGGGCAAATATAGACCATCGCTACCGCAGAGTTTTAGAGGATTATATTGCGATGTGTTATAGGTGCCATGCAGAATACAATAAAAAACATAATTTTAGAAAACATAAATATTAAACAATACCAAAATGCCAGAAGCTCAATTACTCCCCTACGCTTTGACGACGTTAGACCGCGTTAAGGCATTAATCCCTGGATTAGACAACTCTAATTTTGACGTTATATTACAGCGCGAGATTAACGCAGTGACCGAATATTTAGAGCAGGAATGCAACCGCAGGTTTGCGATGACTTTTTACATTTCAGAGCAATTCTCGCAATGGGGTTCAAAACAGAAATTCAGAATGCTAAGACACGCTCCGGTTTTCTTTTTAACAGACATAGTCACAATCGTCGGCGGACAAAACACAGTGACTTTAAATAACGTAAACGGAGTCCAAAAAGGTATGCCGATTTACGGAGACGGAATACTTCCCGGCACAAAAATAACAGACGTAACAGGCTCAGTAATAACCATAAGCAATAACTTCATATTCAACAGCACAGACGCACACATATTTATAAACGGATTGACCAGTTTGCAATACAGAGCCGGCACACCGGACCAGCCGAACTGGACAAGCTTCTTTCCGCCACAGTTTGAGACGGTAGATGACGCAAAAGCCGGAATAGTCAGGATTTACGGATGGATGTCATCAATTTTTAACAATACAGTGAAAGGGGATTATTGGGCAGGATATTTAATAAACTGGAAAAACGCCGGAGACGGATTAACCCATACATTGCCGGCAGACATTACGAGAACCTGCGAAAACATTGTAATAAGACAATTTAAACGTAGAGAACAGGCAGGTAAAAGCGAACAGAGTTTGGAAAGCACAGTAGTCAGATACGACAGGCAGTTAGATCAGCAAGATTTGGACACGATTAAGCGTTACCGCCGAGTGCCTACAATAATGTAGACCATGGCAGATACAACATTTTCAATAACCATACCGAACCTGCAAGCCTTAATGAACGCATTTCATCAAGCACCGGACGTTGCAAAAACACAGTTTGACTGGGCATTCCTGAATTCAAAGATAGCGTTAGCCAACGCAACCAATCCAAGTAACGTTCCGCACAAAACAGGAAACTTGTTGAAGCTGAATAACTGGAAGGGATTGCAGGAGCCGATGAAATTCACTTGGTCGCCATTGGTAAATTATGCAGCATTCGTGGAATTCGGCACAGCACCACACATGATATTCCCGAAAGTTAAAAAAGCGTTGCATTGGGGGGGAGATGACGGACCGGTAGTAAAATATGTCCACCATCCCGGGACAAAACCAAATCCTTTTATGGAACGCATAGCCGAGGAAGCTACGCCGAGAATACAGGGATACTTTGAGCAAGCATTGGAAAAAATAACAGAAAAAATTTCAGAACAAACAAAATGAAAAGCTTAGCATCGCCAATTAAAGAAAAAATAATATCGGACTTGGAGGCATTGATAGATGATGGCATTTTAGGTGAGGTTGACTCGATAGAATGGACAAAACCAGACGTATATTCCATGGACATTGCCAAGTTTCCGGTGGCGATTATAGGCCCGGGAGAGGTGAAATCAGACGCGGCAGACAACCAAAACAACATCAGGACATACCAATTTCAGGTTTTCATTATGCAAAAAGCCGAGAATATGACCGGAGATTCGGACGTTGAGGACGTGCTGGACGCGATATTAAACGCTTTAGACACAGATTTTACAGCCGGAGGCACAGCAGTTGGAGGCATATTGCCCGTAGAAAGCGTGACCGGCAAAGTTATATCCGGCGACAAAGTATACATTTGCACATCAATATTAGTAAATGCCAAGGCAATCTACCAGCTTGGCGATTAAAAATGATTAAAAAACATAAAAACAAAAGCATGCAAGGAAGCAAATCGATAAAAACAAAAGGTCGTTTTAAAAGCAAAAAATTAAAAATAATTAACAAATAAAAACATGTCACAAAAAGGAATAGGACGACAAGTACAATTCGGAATAGTAAAAGAATCGGTAAGGGGAACATCCCCGGCGACACCAAGCTATTATTTAGCATGGTCGGAATTAGACTTGCAGGAAAAATACGAAAACGTCAAAGACGTGGAAGTATACGGAGTAATTGAGGATAACGCAAACCAAACAAGAGTCAAAAATTGGGCAGAGGGAACGGTAAAAATGCCCTTGGTTGATAACAGCTTGGGATTGCTTTTGTACTCACTGCTCGGCGGATATTCTGTCGCAGCACACTCCGGAGAAACGACAGTCTATGACCATTCTTTTACAGTCGCTCAATCTGTACAGCACCAATCTTTGTCCGCGTATGTCCACGACCCATTAAGCGGTCAGGACTATTCGCATGCTAACGCAGTCGTGACAAAGATGGACATTGAATTTGCATTAAAGAAGTTTTTGGAAATCTCTTTTACTTTAAAAGGTCAAAAGGGGGTCCAGATTTCTTCTTTAACGCCGGTCCAAACGGCTGAAAACAGGTTTGTCCCGCAATATGTGACTTTCAAGGTCGCATCATCTTATGCAGGCTTGTCGGGAGGCACAACGATCGGCGTAAAATCGTTGAAGCTGACCGCAGACCAAAACACAGACGATGACGATGTCCTTGGCAGTACATCTCCGCGCGACTTCCTAAACAAGGAATTTAAAGTGGAGGGGACAATTGAGGCTATATTCCAAAGCGAGGCTGATTTTAAAACAGCCTCATTGGCGAATACTTACAAAGCCATTTCTATCGATGTAAAAAACACCGATGTAAATATCGGAACAGTCCCAAGCCATCCTGAATTGAACGTCAGCTTGGCAAAGGCATTCTTTACTGAAATATCGGTAAAGAGAACACCGAAAGAATTGGTTTACCAGACAGTCAAATTCACCGGCGCATATTCGCTGACAGATGCTTTGATGATCAAAGCAATTCTGACGAATACAAACGCTACTTACTAAGTATTATTTATCTAACAACGGGCGCTGGAGCTTGTTAGACACCAGCGCCCGTCTAACAAATATGGAAAGAGAAACAAAAACAATCGAAACTCCGGGAGGGCATAAGGTAGTTTTAAAAACATACCTGACCCAGCGCGAAACAAACTCTATAACAAAAAAAGAGAGCTTAAAAGACATCAGCTCGATAAATACAGCCAACTTGCCGATAGGTTTGGCGATGGAATTTACAACAGAGGTCATGAGGGCAGTTGTGGTTTCCATGGACGACAAAACAGAAAAAGTGATTGAGAATATCCTTGATTTGCCGTCAGCAGAGGCATTTGTAATCCAGCAGGCATCAATTGAAATTTTCAAAGCGGGTTTTCCGACGGCGAAGTAGCCGCCGCTTGGGACAGATATTTTAATTTTCATGGAACGTTGGAATATCCGGAGATTATGATTGAAACCATTTTATGTCGAGAGATGAAATGGACGCACCAAGAATTTAGAGACCAGCCACTTTGGTTAATACAAAACCTCACTGCATATTTAAGCAGTGAGGCAGAGAAAATTAAAAGGGATCAGGGTGGCTAATTAGTCCAGCCTCCCACATAGCAATCGATTGTCGGAGTGTTGCAACAAATGCTTAGCTTTAATGGTCTTTGAGAAATTGGATTGAAAGGTATCCCGTCTGTTTTGTAGAAACTGCTTTCATAAAGATAAACAAAATCATTTTTATCTTTTGGAATATTTATAGAGTCTAAGTGATTATTGTAGGTGTCGTTAAGTTTCAAATCGCAGTCTTTCCATTCAAAGGAATTATTATTTTTGATAGCAAAGACCCATCCGCCGGCTGCATTGGGGTCATCTTTAAAAGCTTCCATAGAGGTAACCTGCTTAATAGACATATCCATCTGCGCTATTTTTTTAGAAGAATTATCTGACGGGGTAAAAACAGCTCCTAAAATAAATAAGATTACGGCAAAGGTAGTAAACCCAGTTATGATTTGTTTTTTATCCGCAACACCGCCTTTTTTATCTTTAAACAGCTCCGGTTTTACTCCGCCTACGATAGCTAATATTAAAAATAAACCGGCAAGAGCAAAAAATATTATATCCAACATATTTTTTATAATTTTAATAATATACATTAACTTTACATAATTTAAAATAGTTGTCAAGTTATGGCAGACACAAATCTACAAATAGTCGCATCGCTGGTGGATAATGCCTCGTCGGCATTGCAACAGATGGGAGGCAATATGCAGAACACTGCCAAGTCTTTGGACAGCGTAAAAAAATCAGCCGACGACGTAAGGAATACGTTTGGCTTGATGTCTGTGGCGATATTGGCACCGATAGGTTTGATGGTAAACGCCGCGTCTGAGCAGGATAGCGCATTGGAACTTTTGACGGTGACCTTGCAGAACGAAAAAGATGCCGCCATAGCATCCGGAAACGCAGACTCAACGGTAGCCGACCAGAAAAAAAGACTGACAGACCAGATAGAAGCAAACCAAGCTAAGATAACAAAACTGACCAGCGAGGTGGACAGGGGAAAAATATCATGGGCGGATTATACGTCTCAGGTTGATAAACTTAACCAGACAGACGACAAGTTGCAACAACAGTTGGACACCATAAATGGCAGGATGGCGGCGGTGTCGATGAACGTGGAGCAAACGGTAAAATCATTTACCGGACTGGCTGAAAAGAACGTTGATCTCGGATTTACAATGACCGATACATACAACGCCCTGACAGCATTCAGCCAAGCCGGACTTACTACTCAGCAATCAACGCAGGCCTTATCGACTGCTATGGATTTGGCTGTGGGAAAACACATGGAGCTGGGAGCGGCCGCCACAGCAGTCTCCAAGATTTATAACGGACAGATGAGCATGGCCTTAAAGAGCGTGGGCATAACCGCAAAGGACAATCTGACTCAGATGGAAGCTTTGGAAATATTAAACCAGAGATTTGGCGGAGACGCGAAAAAAATGTCTCAGGATTTGGACAGACAAATGAAAATAGCGGCCGCAGAAACAAACGAGCTGAGCGTGACATTTGGGAATACGCTTGTCCCGGCTTTGACCAATGTTTTAAAAGCCTTAGAGCCGGTGCTTCAGACAATAAATGATTTGGCAAAGGCACATCCAAATTTGACGGCAGGAATAATGGGGACTTTGGCCGCGGTAGGTCTGCTGGCCGGTGCGATTGCCGGTGTGGCACAGATAGTTTCTTCTTTTATATCTTTATTGAAAATAGGTTCGATGGTTGTGGGTGCCTTTGGCACAGCCTTGGACTTTTTAGCCGCCAACCCGATTATTTTGATTATCGCCGCCATTGTCGCGGTGATAGCAATTATAGTTTTGATGGTTACGCATTGGCAACAAGTAAAAGATACTGTGGTTAAGGTTTGGACTGACGTGCAGAACTTTTTGAAGCCGGCATTTGAATGGCTGAGTGGAGCTTGGAATACTTTGTGGCAGAATATGAGCGATTTCTTTACCGCAATATGGGGTGGGATTAAACAAACTTTTGACAACATTATTAACGGAATAAAATCGGGATTCCAAAACCTGATCAGCTTTGTCAGTAATTTAATACAGCCTTTAATGAACGTGGCTAACTCGATAGGAAGCGTGGTAAGCTCGGCGACAAAAGGTGTCAGCTCAGGGCTAAGCTCCGCATTAGGAGCTTTAACTTCAATCCATTTGGCATCGGGCGGAATAGTAAACAGCCCGACTTTGGCTTTAATTGGAGAAGCCGGACCGGAAGCCGTTGTGCCGTTGAGCGGAGGCGGAGGATACGGAGGCGGTGGCGGGGTAACCATTATAATAAATGGCGGACAATTTACCGACCCTAACAGCACGCGCAAACTTTTCAACCAGATGGCAAGAGAGATAAACAAATCGAACAAGCTGAGGACTTATTAAAAAATGAAATGCCAACAACACTACAAGTCAAAAAAAATGGCACAGATATATCTTCCAGCGTGCATTGGGACAGTTTGCAGGTGACTTTGGTTTTAACGAAAGAGGTATCTAAGGTTCAATTTTATATCCATAAAACCCCATCAGACCCGACCGTATCTTTAAACGACCAGATTGATGTTTATCAAAACGGCACGCATATATTTGGCGGAACGGTTACCGAAAAAGACACTACTATCGCCGGAGGAGCCGGTATATTGCCGGAGGTATTGGTTACCTGCACAGACTGGAGTTTTAAAATGGACACCAAGCTCGTCAAAAAGACTTATGCACAAATGGACCCGGCGGATATTATAATTGACATTTTGGCGAATTTTACGAATGGCACATATACGCATACAAACGTCCAACGCGGAAACTTCCTTGTGCCGAGCATTAAATTTAATTATGAGCCGGTGACAAAATGCATTCAGAAGCTGGCCAGTATGATTGGTTGGGATTGGTATGTTGACCCGAGTAAGGACGTGCATTTTTTCTTAACCGAGCAGGTTTTAGCACCTTTTAATATAGATGACAATTCGGGAATGATTGAATGGCCGAGCTTAGAAATTGATATGGATTTAACAAACATGAAAAACAGCGTGGTGGTTATAGGGGGAAATAGAAAGCAGACATTTACCGCAGGAAATACAAACGATGTTTACCAGACAGACGGAGTAAAAAAAGGTTACGGACTTTATTACACCTACGCAAACGACTCGGCTTTTACAGTAAAACTTAATGGAGTGATACAGACAGTTGGAATTGAAAATCAAGTTACTAATCCATCGTCGGTTCAAGTTTTGTGGAACCCTGCCGGACGGTATATTATTTTTACAGCCGGAGCACCGACTGCCGGACAATCGCTGGTAGTTTATGGAAACGCGACTATTCCGATTGTAGCTCAAGCCCAAGACTCGGCGGCAATTTCAGCATACGGAGAAATTCAGGACAGCATTGTAGACAAACAAATAACAACAACGCCGGAAGCCCACGCAAGAGCGCAAGCGGAAATAGCAATGTATGGCCACGCAGTTTATACGGTTAAATTCAACACCCTGCAACCCGGACTGGCAGTAGGTCAGACCATTTTGTTAAACAGCACACTGCTTGGATACACAAACATACCCTTGACGATAAGACGACTGACCGGCAACGGATACTCGCCAACGCAAATTGAATGGCAGGTGGAAGCCTACGGGTCAGATCAGGTGACATTCGTGGACTTAATGGCGACTATTCTGCAAAAAGAAAATCAGGACAACCCGGTGGACGACTCGACAATTATAGAAGTTTTACAAGCCATAACCGAAACATTAAATTTAACAGACTCGGCGGCCGCAAATTGCGAACCGCCACCATACAAATGGGGACCCGGATACACTCCGGCAATAGTCTGGTCACTTTTTACTTGGTATTAATCGATTCGGAAAACTATAACACACTATTTTCCGAAGTCTAAAAAAGAAGTGTGCTACACTAAAAATTTATGGAAAAAACAGCTGAAAAATTAAACATAAAAGGAAAAATTACCATCAGGGGATACAAAAAGGGGACGTTGGCAAAGATTGCGCCCTTAATGCTTGAATTACAGGGCATGTTATCG